ATAAATATAGAAAAACATTAAAAATCATCAAATTATTCTGGGAATGTTGCACCTGAACGCTGTATTGTAAAGTCTAATACAATAAACTCAGCTGTTCTTGTAGGTTGTAAGAATAATTGTCCGACTAAAAAATTTCTATCTATTGTGTCGGGTGTATTATTCGTTTCATCCATTACAACTCTGAATGCGTTTAATCCACTTTGAGATTGTATTTGTTCTAAAAATGGATTAGCCATATCCAAGAATCTTCTTCTCGTCGCAGCAGTGTTTTGTTCAAATAGTAAAAATCTTGAACTACTCGCGATAAATTTCTTAACTCTAATCAATAGTCGTCTTACATTAACCCTATCAAGTGCAGATGCTTTTTTCTGTAATGTCTTCTGTCCAAATATTGTTACACCTTGACCTGGAAATGATGCGATTGGATTCAAATTAGCATCATACATCAAATCACGATTTGATTGAGTTAGTTTTCTTTCAGCTCTTTTAGCAGTATCTATAGTTCCTCTATTTAAACCTGCTGGAGCAAACCATTCGTGAGCGACTTTGTCATTGAATGCATAAACACCAGCCACAGAAACAGAAGGTGGCACCCAAACATCTTTACCTAATTGATT